CGCGCGGCGACCTTCTGACCGCCGACGCGTGACGGCCGCGCCGTACTCGACCTCGCAGACGCCCGTCTCGACGACGTCGGCGCGGGCGTCACGCGCGGCGACCTTCTGACCGCCGACGCGCAGGGCCGCGCGGTGCCCGCAGCGCCCGCTTCGGGGGCAACGGCTCGCATCATCGGGGAGGCCAAGATCGACGGCGCGGCTGGCGACATTGGCTCGCTCAAGATCATGCTGTCCCAGGTGACCGGCTAACGGCTGCCGGGGCGGTTCTCACCTTTCCCACGCCTTCCTCCACTCAGACCAGACCCATGAAGCGTTCCCTCTCTCGCGTTCTGCCCTTCGTCGCTTTCGCCCTGGCGCTCGCCCTTGCGGCGTGGGCGCAGGAGGCGGCCGCCGCTGCCGGCCCGGCCGGCGTGCTCTTGGCCGCGCCGACGCTCTTTCCCTTCCCGGTGCAGCCGGAGCTGCAGGCCGTGGCCATCGGCTATCGCAACCAGCGCCTGATCGGCTACGACGTGCTTCCGGTGATGCAGGTGGGCAGCCAGGAGTACGGCTGGTACAAGTGGGACGTGGCCGAAAGCTACAGCCTGCCGGATACGAAGGTCGGCCGCACCTCGGCCCCGAACCGCGTGCAGTTTCACGCGGAGGAGAAGACCTCGCGGACCGAAGACCACGGGCTCGACGACCCGATCCCGATGAAAGACATCGAGGAAGCGCCCGACGGCGTCGATCCGCGTGCCCGGGCGGTCGAGGGCATCACCGACTACGTCGAGCTCGGCCACGAGAAGCGCACCTCCGATCTCGTGTTCGGCCTCGACACCTACCCTTCGGCCAACCGCGTGACGCTCTCGGGCTCGTCACAGTTCAACGACTACGACAACTCCGACCCGCTCGGCCGCATCGCAGACGCGCTCAACCAGCCGCTCATTCGCCCGAACACGCTCATCTTCGGGCAGCGGACGTGGACGATCTTCCGGCAGCACCCGAAGGTCGTGAAGGCGGTCCACATGAACGCCGGCGACAGCGGCATGGCCAGCCGCGAGGCGGTGGCCGATCTCTTGGAGGTCGACGCCATCTACGTCGGCGAGAGCCGCCTGAACGTGGCGGCGAAGGGACAGGCGCCGAATTTTGAGCGCATCTGGGGGCCGCACCTGGCGATGACCTACATCGACTCGCTCGCGCGCCCGACGCAGAGCCAGACGCGCGTGACCTTCGGCTTCACGGCGCGCTACCAGGACCGCATCGCCGGCACCTTCGAGGACAACGACATCGGCCTGCGCGGCGGCGAGATCGTGCGCTCCGGCGAGTCCGTCGACGAGAAGGTGTGCGCGCCGATGGCCGGCTACTTCATTCAGAACGCGGTGTCCGCCAGCTGACGACGACATACCCCAAGGTGGTAGGGTCGAGGAAACGCCACCGACTCCAAGCGCCCGGGTGACCATCTCGACTCCGGCCCGGGCCCTCTTGCCCACGACCTCGACGCTTCTCACCGACCGCCCCTACTCGCGATGACCTTCGACGTCCAGAGCAACTTCGAGCACGACGGGGAACGCTACGACGCCGGCGACACCTTCGATGGCCTCACAGAGAAAGAGGCGCGGCAGGCCGGCCTCGTGCCCGACGTGCTTGCCCCGAACCCCGGCGGCGACAGCCCCTCGGGGGGCAGCACCAAGAAGGGCGACTCGAAGAAGAAGAAGGACGCGCTCGAAGGGGAGCGGCTACTCGTCGTCGTCCTTCTTCTTCTTCGAGTCGCCCTTCTTGGTGCTGCCCCCCGAGGGGCTGT